AAGGTGGCTGCGTTATCAATATCACCGGTGTAATCAAGATCTTTCGAACTCGGCAAGCCAGCAGTGATTTCGCAAAGCATGTTTTTGCCTTCGATGTGACGTACTTTACCAACCATCGCATCACCGGTAACCGAAAAGTCACCACCAACGGTGAAGTTTTTCTCGGCAGCGTCAGCAGCCAGGGTAAAAAGGATGGTTGTCGCTCTGGTAACACCATTGACACTGTCGTTATGCAGGGCAGCGCGAAGGGCAAAGACCAGACCGGTCGGGCCGGACATGGGCTGTGTTCCAAAGATCTGCATTCCGATCAGGGAAGGCATAACCCGGCGAAGCATCGGGATCAGGATTGGCGAAAAATCGCCAGTACCACCACCGGCCACAGTGCGTTCTTTCAGTGCTTCCGTATTTTCTAACAACTGAGCCACTGTAGCAAAATCCATGCTGTCCAGTTTCGGACATGTGGATACAAAGGATTCCCATTTGCCTGTACCTTCAAGCAATGGCAACCACTTGTCCAGAACGTCCTGCTCAACTGTGAAAGTTTCATACATCTTTTCCATTTTCTTTCTCCTTATTGAATTTAAAATTAAGTTGTCAAATGTTATTTACTGGTTCACCCAAATTTTAGGGCAAATATTGATCGATTGCCGAATCGTCGTTGTTATCGGCATCCAAATCAACATCGTCGACGCTTTCGTTCAGGTCGTCTTTGTTGGTCAGATCATCATCATCGACCTTGGCGTCTTCCTTTACCTTGGTGATGATAATTTTTGTTTTCTCTTCGAAGGATTCGACGTTCTCGGCCTCAATGCCGTCCAATAGGTCCAGGACTTTCTCGGCATCAACATCTGTCATCTCGGCCTCGGCAATCATGCGCTTGAAGGTCAGCGCCTTTTCATACTCAAGGATCTGCTTTTTGTCATTGATGCTGGAGTTGATGGATTCGTTGAGTTTTGCCTCGACCTTTTTGCCTCTGGCTTCCAGGTCTGCGACGACGTTTGTTTCGCCATCGGGGACAACAATATACTGCTCTTTGAGAACGGCCATCAAGCCCTTCATGACGTTTTCGGAAATGTTGACTTTGATATCTGTCTCAATTGCCGGACGATTTTCATCAATGAACTCATCGACGGCCACTTTCGCATACTCGGAAAGTTTGTCAACCAGCTCAGTCTTGAATTTCGCCATTTCGGTTTTATTGGATTCCTCAAGATCGGTTTCCTTGGCAACGACGGCATCCTTCACCTTTTCGTTGAGTGCGGCCTCGAACAAAGTACTGATCTCTGTCAGTGCCTCATCGGATACCTGTTCCTTGAAGTATTTTTCCAAGATTTTTTTCAGGTCCATTTGTGTCTCCTTATTAAAATATAAAATTATCGTGTATTGAACATATTTACCGTTTTAAAGATAAAAAGAATTACTTATTCCATAATTATTTCAGCAACCGATTTGCCACCGTCTTTGAAAACGATGATTTTTTTGATTTTGTCTTTATTGGAAGCAACGGCCGCTTCGATATCTGCCTTGGATTTTCCTTCACCCTTCCAAGTCAATGTAACCGTTTTTCCACTGCGCTTTAAACTGTCGGCTTTGAGGCCTTCAAGGTCGGTTTTGATTGACTCTTCCGCCTTTTCACCGGCCTTTTCACCCGCGCTATCACCCGCGCTCATTTTGGATGTAAAAGAATCGAGTTTTTTCATGAAAGCATTTGCTGCCGGGTCATCGGATGTTGCCAGACCTTTTAGAAGCTGGACCGCTTTCATTTGGCTTTCATTGTCGCCGCCGAAACTGGTATCGACCAGCGATTTTATAACGGCCTTGGTATCTGTGCCTTCGGCCAGAGCTTTCTGATGCTCCATGAGATCCTCATAGAGGTCATCAAAGTCAAATTTTGGTTTCATTTTTACTCCTTTAATTTTTCAAAATATTCTTTGAATAAGGCAATAGCGACGGCATCTCTCTCTTTCTGAGATGATTTTTCCAGCGCTTCCCGGTATTCATCGATGTCTTCCGATAAATCTTTTCCAACCAATACCCCGTTATGCCATACCCATTCCGCGCTCTCAAACACCGCATTTACAAATGCATGAGGGGCCGATGGATTGGTCACGATATCGCCCAGGGAAACGAGATACAACGATTGAACAACCCTGGCACCACCGGACTCTTTAACATCCCCAAATCCACGTGAGGATATACCTAATTGAACTCCACCCTCGATCAGGTTTTTTACCTGAGTTCCGTGATTTGTATTTAAAACCAGTGCCTTTGTTATAAAATTGTTGTCTTCTTCCCTCACCTCGGTGAATCGATGTGATATCCGGTCGGGATTAATTTCGGATGATTTTTCTGTGGGGTGATTCAATTCCCCGCATGCCCGGCCATACTTCATAAAATCAGACACGTGCTTATTGATGGCCTCGCCCAAGATCGCCTTGGGATAAACACGATTATTTTTGTTCTTGATTTCTGATTGGAGGGTAACGCCTTCGATGTACATATCCTTCCGCTTACCACCTTCGGCAAGTTCGACGATATCCTCGGTAATCGTAATTTCGGATGTTATTTCACAGAGTTCTCGCATTGATTACTCCTCGTCGTCGTCTTTATCAACGTCTTTATCGACGTCTTTTTTGTCACCCTTTTTCTTTTTGTCGTCGTCGCCCTTTTTCTTGTCATCGGCATCGTCGGCATCTTTATCGACATCTTTTTTCTTGAACGGGAATTCACCCTCACGAATTTCCAGGGTAAATTCTTTTTTATTGCCAAAGACCTTTGAAAAATAGGCACGAAGCTTTTTCTCATCTTTCAGATCAGAAAAACTGGCCTCGCCGCCCGTCCGCTGATCGGATGTGCGCCATTTGATGCCTTTGCCGGATGCGTGTACGAAAACGTGCATCGGATCTGACTCCTGAACTTCGACTCCGGCCATATCTGCCGCAACTTCACGTGAGAGACTTTCTCGCGCTGTGGCGTGATGAACGAGCATTTTATCTTTCATGCGATTGATGAAACCGACTGCATTGTCATCTATTGCATGTTTTAAAAGTTTATCCATTGGTGTTTCTCCTTCGAGATTTAAATTGATGAATTGGTTATGCGCTTACCTGACCATCAGAAACAGCGTCAGCAGCAGCATCGGCACCCAGGCCATTGCCAGCATCCATAAGATATCTGGCCGCTTTGACCGGCACCCTTTTGGTTTTGCCATCGAGATTTGATTTAACGGTATAAGCACTGGCAGTTACCTTTGTGATAACGCCTGTGTCGTCATTGCCATCGATGTCAAATGCAATACTGTCACCGATTGCATAACGCTCGGTCAAATCAAGAGTCGACTCAAATATGTCTTTTAAATTTTTCATGAATCCTTTTCTCCTTAAAATTTCAGTGGTTAAATCTATTTACTGTTTAAAAAATTATTTTTTTGGCACTTCCTTTTTTACCGGAGGTTCCTTGTCTTTAGGTTCCTCTTTTTCGGGTGGCTCTTCCTTTTTTACCGGAGGTTCCTTGGCCGGGGCTTCCTCTTCAGGCGGCGGCTCTTCCGCTTCCTCTTCTCCTGCCTCTATGTCGCCCTTCCGCTGAGCCTTGATATCGTCACCGATAAACTCCTCACCTTTACTGGCCTCTTTTTTGATTTGTTTTTGCTCTTCTTTGATCTGGTCATCGGTCATTTTGAATATTTCTTTCTGTACATACAAATTCGAGAAATATTGGCCGATGTATTCCGATAATGATTCAGCCGTTTCTGCCTGATCGCGCAATATCTCAGCATCCTTCAATTCAGCGTAATAATTATCCTTTGACCATTGAAATACGATGTTATTCCGGATTTTAACCCAATCGGCCTTTGACATCACCATTTTAAAGATTAGCTGTTTTTCAAGCAAATTCATAAAAAGGAGTGAAAATTTATATTGCAGGGATTGGATGAATTTAGTAAACTTCAATTCTTTCCTGCTCATCTCACCGGAATTACCGATATTAAATGCCCCTGGCTGTTGGTCCTCATCGTCAATGCGCTCCATCGGCACCTTCAATGATTTGTATAATTTCTTTTTGAAATAAAGAATGTCCCGTACCTCGCCCAATTTTCTGCCGCCCTCCAGGGTCTCTATCTTGGTCCCCTTTTGATCGGCATTCGTCGGGAGGTAATAATCCTGAATCATCGAGAGGACATTTTTCTTGGTTGACAACTGCCCGGTATTTGCATTATAATAAACTTTTGATTTAAATCCTTTGATGAGTTTCTGGACATAAGCGTCCGCTTTTTTCTTGGGCAGTTTACCAACGTCGATGAAGAAGACCCGGCGCTCTGGAGCCCTTGTAATCCGGTATATAACCGCCGCATCCTCCAACAGTCGCAACTGATTCAAAGGTTTGAGTGACTTATGCAATGGAGAAATATAAGTCCGACCAGAGTAATCTGTTATGCCGGATGGTACGAAGGCGACGCTTGCATCGGATAAAAGGTATCCGTTCTGGTCCTCATCATACGCATATTTTTGCAAATTTCGGACATCAGCTTGGCCGTCCATCCGCCGCTGTTCGTTTTCCTTCCATATGTAACAATAATCACCCTTTAAATCCTGTTGGTGATCATTGGCAAATTTTCTGGCCTTATGGTCTATCTTGAGCCGGATAATATCAAAGGGTGAGAGTGGTTGAAGCTTTTTGATCCCGCCCTTTTCTGATTTTTCGGTGATGATTTGAAAATATATGCGGCCGTCAGTATACCATTTCCGGAATATCTGATCGCCAACATTGTTGAAATTCAGCAACTCCATGATTTCGTCATAACAATCCTTGACCTTTGCTTTGATGCCATCTGATAATTCAACATTATCCAAATCAATATCGACAATATTATCACCATCTTTTACAATTGCCTCGTTTATGATTTCATCAATGGCGTCATCAACTTCAAAATTGACGGTTGCCCGGCGATACATTGTGATGAGGTCATATGTGGTTTTTGCCCGAATTTCAAAATCAATACCCCAGGAGAGCTGCCCTATACTAAAAGCATCCGCTTCTGCCTCATCGGTATTTCGCAATTCGACGGTATCATCCGGCAACTGCTCCTCTTTGAATTTATCATCGCTCTTGGGAGCAACCTTTATCAATGTTCCAAGTATGGTTTCAATTATTTTGCCCATTATTTATTTCCCTCTTTGCACGGATTTCCTAACTGTTGATTTGGTAGTTTTAACTTTTGCTTTCGGATTTTTCGTTTTCGATTTCTTAACGTGGTCTTTCCATTTTGACATCATGGCCGCGAATACTGCCTTCTCAGACTTCTTCCGCCACTTACCAGGAATATTTACCGCTGCCTGACGATAATTATCCCAATTAAACACAGCAATATCCGATTGTATATGGGAGGTCAGATATCGGCGGATGATTAAATAGGAGTAACCTGCTGGCAGTTTCAGGCTATTCCATGCCCGTTTTACTTGGGGATATGTGATGCGTTTTCGATTTTTGGTTGCTCGTATCAGTCTGTCCGCTAATTGTAATCGTTTCGCCCAGGGCAAATAATGGATATTTAACCCCAAAAAGCCGTCAGGATATTTTGCTAACAGAATCGGCATCGGCAGCACATCATAATAAGGTAGAGTCCCGGCAGTCTTCGGAGAATATTTAAACATCATCGGGAATCCGAAATAAGCCCTCTTTATTTTGCTCGGCTTTATCTTGGGGATTTTCTCGCCCTTGTACAGTTTATCAAACAGCATCTGGATGTCTTTTGGGAACTTCCGCTTCCCGCGCGAATAAAGCTCTTGTGGAAGACTGGCATTCGCCTTCGCCTCAAATAAGTTTTGGCCACGTGATGGCCATCCAGCTTTATGGATTTGATAATTGGGCATTTAAACTATTTTGACTTTTATTTTGGTCTGGTCATGGATTCTGGCTCTATACT